CGACGCCATCTTGCTGCTACCTCGCTTGTATATCTTGTCGGCGGTAATCGCATCCGTGGCGATCAGGGAATCATCGCCCAAAAACCACGCAAACTTGACATTTTGGAAGTACTCCGGACGGTCAAAGTAGGCGTACGCGACGGTGGCCATATTGACCAGCGTATTTCCGAGAGACGTCGTGACGTCACCGGATTTGCGCTGGAACATCGTCCACATCGTCAACCCAGTTTCGAATGATTTGGCCGACGACACTTCATGTCCGTCTGACCACATCTTGCAGAATTCTTTATCGAAACCGATGTTGCGATAGAACCACATTTCCATCTTGAACACAGTTTGTTCTTGTGTCTTGTCATATTTGGAAAAGTCGTTCTCTATGTACGTCGGTACAGTAGCCCCCATCCCGTCTGTGAAATCCAAGGCGTGTTTTTGCAGATCATTGACAGTCTTCCCTTTATTCACAAGGACGTTATTCTTACACGGAAGCAACAAACGTTCGAAGGCTTCACGCATCATTGGTCCAAAAATGGCATTGTACGCCTTGGACATGAACACAATGACCTGCGGTTGACCCCACGTTCCTGCTGCTTCGACGGTCGACGCTGCTTTGCAAATGCTCTTCAAGATCATGGCGTACTTGTTCATTTCGAACTCTGCCATGTCTAGATCGTGCTGCATGATTGCTTTTACCGTCGGCTCCGTTTGCGCACTGATGAAATCCTTAACGTTTTTTGGGTTGACTGTGATCGGATGCGACTGGAAGTAGTCGAGCCACGTGTCCACATTACCGTTCCAATACGTCTGGAGGCAGTGGCGCATGACCTTTTCTACAATGCCGGGCGACTCGTAACCTCTGGTGATGAACGCAGCCATGTTGCGTTTGTTTAAAGCCATTAGCAGTGACCGGTGTGTCACAGCTCTAGGCGGCTCTGCGTCTGTCATGACGTAGGGTTTGAAGGTTTTTGTTTGTTTGGTCTTTGGTAAGACCGAGAAATTGTTGCGAAAGTACCCGTGCATTGAAAAGTTTATGGGGCTGTACTCTCGCACATCGTTGTCGAACTCTCTCCTCTCATCGGAGACACCAGGCAACGCATCGTCGTATGCTTCTTGGATGACGTGCGCACATAC